CTATCATTTTTCTTTTTGAGTTTTTCCATGTTAGACTGAATTTCTGTAGATGTTTTCTCGAATGAAGCTCTATCTTCACGTAAAGATAACACGATTTCGGCTTTACGTGATTCTTCTATTTCTCCACCAAGTAATTCAGTTAACATTTCTTCATGTTCTTCAGGTTTTAAAGTAGTCATTTCTAATCGTCTCCCTTTTTATCAATTTGTGAACGTTTATTTCTTGTTCACTGGAATTATCATAAATCTTTCCTTATTAAAAGTAAATCTACTTAATGTGTTATAGCTACTTAATTTGGTAAGTATTTATCCTAATAAAAATATAAGTTCTAGAAATCTAATTTTTCTCTTATAATAGAAGAAACACGTTTTATCGTTTCATATATTTATCTTTTTTCATTTTTATTAAAATTAACTATTGTATTTTTCATCAATCTCCTGTATTATAAATCTTGTAAGCGAGAGAAGGTATTAAATTTCTCTTACATAAATCTTTTAAAAACTATCTTGACAAATTCATTAAGAAAATGTTAAGATGATAACAAATAAAACAAAAGAAAGAAGGAAAACAAAATGGCAAAATTTATTACTCGTACTATCGTATCTACTGAAATTCAAGTTGCAGAAATGCCAATCGGAGGTTCTGAATTTATTCAATTAGCTCCTATCGTAAAATCTGGTAAAGTGAAAGCTGAAAAAGCTGTAAAAATCGCTCAAAAACAATATGCAGGGAAACAGGTTGTTGTTACTGCTGTAAATACGTTAGAAGAAAAACGTAAAATGGATGAAGAAATGTTCATGGAACTATCTGAAGTTGTAAAAGAAGATGAAATCGTTGAAGAAGCTGATTCTGAAGATGTTTCAGAAAAAGAAGAAGTTATCGCTTAACCGAGTTTCTATTATAATAGAAGAAACTAGTTTTTAACATGAAGTTCTTAAAGATTTTATATCTGTTAAATCTCTTTATTGTTCTAATGGTTTTGACCTTGAACTTAATATTTAAAATCTTCTAAGAGGTGAAACAATGAAAACTTTTAGATTAACATGGTATGATAAAAATGGTAAAATTCATAAAGTTGTTTTAGAAGGTGAAGAAACATCTATTGATATTCTTGTTAGTCATGTTTATAAAGACATGGTTTCCCTTAAAGAGCTGGAAGAGTGAGATGTGAAACAATGAAATTGAATGATTATAAATTAGGTTTTATCGGTGGATTTGTTTTCGCTATTGTATTAGTTGGTGTTTTAGCGCTTTTTGTCGAGATGTGAACCAATGAAAAAGAAAGAACTATTCCTTATATGTTTTCTTTGGTGGTTATCTGGTTTGGCTCTTGGTCTTACGATTTTATCTTTTAATCTTTAAAATCTTTTAAGACCTTCGGGGGAAAAGAAAAAGCTCTTACCTGGATAAGCCCTTAGGGCGTATCCTCGGTAGAGCTAAAAGAAAAAGAACAAGTTAAAGGGATTTAAACATTTAAACATTAAACATCTAAGAACAAACATAAAACATCTAAGAGCTGTAAAGCATAATGTTGGTGGGTGAACTATGGAACTCTTAAATTCCATCCGGTAAGGAAGCCAACAAAAATAATACTGGTGATTGCTGTATAACTGTTCACGACAAGGAAAAGTCGTTAAACCCGTGAGTTTATATGTCGGCACACGTTAACAAAAGACTGCTCAAGGAAAAGAGGGTAAAACCCAACAAGGTGGCAGGCGTTGTAAAAATCCCAACAAGGAAAAGTTGAGAAAACCCGTGAAGATGAAGACGTTAAAACTTGGGAGGATGGAAAACCAAACCCACAATAGAAAACCTCGATGGAAAAACGAAACGAATAACCCGTCAAGGAAAAGACGTTAAATCCATGTGGAAACATGTAAAACTAGCTGGAAGGAAAACCAAGATAAAACCCTTCATGGTGGGAAGTAAAACCACCATACATAATATAAATGAAATGTGAGGTGAAAAGCCTCCATAACATTTGTTTTCGTTAATTTACTTGACTGATGGAAAGACATCAAAATATCTATTTCCTAACTATAATTTTGACAGACTGGAAAGACAGTCAAACAAATAATATTAAACGATAACGGTTTAGTATTTTCGCAAGGTAAGGACAAACCTAAACCCGTTAACCAGTCCAACGTAAAAGGATTGGAATAAAATAAAACATAATATGAAAAGAGGTGAAAGCCCCTTTCTCTTAATAAGTTTTATTCTACATCTTATAACTAAGATTCTAAACATGTATATTTAATCAATTATAATTTGAAGGATGTCGACCTTCATGTTTTCTGACTGCTAGGAAAGACTGGTAAAACAAACAACAAGATATACACCCAAAGGAACGTTTAGGGAGAAGGGTAACTTTCTAAACAAAAACTTGACAACCTAGATTTAATACAAAAGAAAAATAATACTTGTAATTGTGAGTAAATTATGGTATTATTATATCAGGGTTAAGAGAAGCACACATTCTTCTCTCCTTGATAATAACAACTTATCTGATTAACGGTTTCATTAACATCTAGAATAACAACTAGATTTACACCTAGACGGTCACATATTTAACCTCCTTGCTCACAAACACGAATAACATATACTTAGAGACACGAGAAAGGATAGGTTGTTATTATGAGGGATTCCCAATAAAGAAACCCTACACCAAACAATGAAAATGAAAGAGGGAATTTAAAATGAATAATGTAAACTTAATTGGAAGACTTACAAAGGATGTTGATTTACGATACACACCAGACGGTAAAGCGGTAGCAACTACAACATTAGCGGTACAACGTCCTTTCACAAATGATAAAGGTGAGAGAGAAGCTGATTTTATCCAAGTAGTGATTTGGAATAAACGTGGTGAAGCATTTGCAAACTATGTGAAGAAGGGACATCAAGTAGGTATTACTGGTGCTATACGAACACGTAACTATGATGAACTAAAAGATGGACAACCTACTGGTCGTAAAGTTTATGTAACTGAAGTGTTAGCTGAAGAATTCACATTCTGTGAGAAGAAAGAAGCTTAATTAAATAACAAATAAAGGATTACTTGAAAGAGTAGTCCTTTTGTTTTGGATAAACATCATGGAAATATATGACATAAAGGGGTATGAACGTGCAACATATGAAAACAGTAGGAAGACCAAAATCTATTTATCGTGTAACAATTGGGAAAGATATTCACATAGAAGGAACAATAGAAGAACTAGCTGAACGATTGGAGATGAAACCAATATCTATATTGAATGTTAATTCTCCTTCATTTAAAAGAACTCGTAAAAATCAGAAAATGAAATTAGAGAAAATCGGTACTGTTGACGATAAATCAATTTATCAAATGTATGATAAAAATAATGAATGGGTTGCCACTGGAACATTAAAAGACTTAGAGAATGAAACAAGGTATCCAAGAAAATATTTACTTCAATTTATTAAGGGTAGTAAAACATTAGATACATATATGAGTGCTAGAAAAACAAAAAATGCTACACCTCCAATATTATTAGTTAAGGTAGAGGATTAATTTTCTCTACTTTTTATTATTTAGGGGTTGAAGAAAAAGATTTTGTGTGGTAAAATAATATTATGTTAAGCGAAAGGATTGAAGAAAATGGGAAAATTAATTGATATGACAGGTAAGAAGTATGGAATGCTTACTTGTTTGAATCAAAATGGAAGAAATGTGGACGGTCATATTATGTGGACTTTCAAATGTGATTGTGGGAACGTAAAAACAATTATCGGAAATGATGTAAGGCAGGGTAAATCTACAAGTTGTGGGTGCTATCATAAGAAAATAATGAAAAATAATAGACACCATAAAGGTAAGAAACAAGCTGTATAATTTTTATTACATCATGAATCAATACATAATAGGGAGAGAATTAAATGGCTAGAAGAAAGAAAAAGAAAGCACCCAAATTTACACCAAGTAAAAAGGATTTTGAAAAGCTGGCAAAGGTAAATAAGAGTGGACAAGCTTTTATAAACTATCGAATTAAAAAGTTTGACATTAATATTTCTGCTGATGTTGGTATTGTGAAAGATATGGGGATGTTTAAAAGTCGTAAAGAATTCAATTCTTACATGGATCGAATGGGTAAATTAAAACACAATGCAAATTTCAAATTTAAAAAATTCGGTGAAACGGTAGCAAGCCAAGCTCAAATTAATTTATCAAAAAGAGAAATGCCGGGAATTGTAAAATCAATGAAAAAGGTAAAAGGTAAAAAGAATACTTTTGTTAATAAGCATGGTGAAGAATTAACAAAAGATGAGTTGTTCATGGCTAATTTACGAACAAACGTTGCGCGTGATATGGAAATAGGTAGACAAAAAAGACTTTCCAGTCTTCCTAAATTCAATAGAAAAGGACAACAAATTGACAAGTCGTTACGACCGGTTGAAAAGGCGACTGAAGTTATTGTACGTAAAAAGTTTGACCCGAACAAAATTTATAGTCGTAGACAAATGGAAATGAGATTGGAAGATTTAGAAAAAGTATCCTCACCTAAACGATATGTAAAACGTGAAGGACTAATAAAACAGAATCAAATGGAAAAAATGTTATGGGCATTTGGGGACGATGCTGAAGATGTGCGAGCTTATTTTAATAAAATGAGTGACCGTGAATTTGAGAATTTTTACTTCATGTTTAAAGATTCCAGTATGGGTTTTGATGCTTATGATTCCGATCAAATGTTGGGTGAATCTAAAGAAGTTGATGATAAATTATACGGGGCGTTAGAACGTATTCGAACTGATATTTCTCGTTATGATAAGAATCGTGAAAAATTTAAATTAGTAGAAAAATATTAAAGGATGGTAAAGCATATGGCAGAGAAAAAGACAAAGAAAAAGAAAGTTAATATCAAAACATATGCGTGTGATTTTGAAACAAACACAGAAGCGTGGCTACATAATGAAGCATGGAAAAAACATTTAGATGAAGGGGTGCAAGCTTGGGTTTGGTCTTGGGGTGCAAGTGAAATAAAAGAAGATATGAATTTCAAAGGTGAACTTGATAACTTCATTTATGGTAAGAGCATAAAAGAATATGTTGATTGGATGCTATCAGGTTCTAAAAATATTTGGTTTCATAACTTAAAATTTGACGGTTCTTTTATTGCGGTAGAATTATTAAATAGAGGTTATGAATTTACATTTGACAAAAACCCTGCAAAAGGTCAGTTCACTGGGTTGATTGATGGGAAAAAAATGTGGTTTAATCTTAAAGTGTGTTCAGAAGGTGTTCGAGGTGGTCGAGTATTTGTAGAGATTAAAGATTCATTAAAGAAAGTTCCGTTTGGATTAAGAGCGTGTGCAACGGCTTTTGGTTTAGATGTTTTCAAGGATGAATTGGATTATGATATGGTGAGAGAACCTTATGAACCTATTTCACCAGCTGATTATAAATACTTGAAAAAAGATGTTGAAATTACAGCGAAGATAATTCATTTTCAGGTGTTTCAATCTGGGTTAAAGAAAACAACAATTGGTAGTGATGCTTTATTCGAATTTAAGAAAACACTTGGAAATAGTTCAAAAGAATATAATGCGGAATGGGAAAGACTTTTTCCCGTTCTGAATTATGAAACTGACGAGTTTATTCGTAAATCATATTTTGGTGGTATCACACAAGTAAAACCAGGTATGGAAGGAAAAGTCGTTGGAGAAGGTTGTGTATTTGATATTAATTCAATGTATCCTTATGTGCAACGACATAAAGAACTTCCTTATGGAATGCCTATAAAATATGAAGGAGAATATGAGTATGATGAAGAATATCCATTGTATATCCAACGTGTTCAATTTTCATTTAGAGTAAAAGAGAATTGGTTACCTGTTATTCAGTTGAAGAAACGAAATGTTGATTTTAACTATGCTGATGAAGATGATGAAAGAAAATTTAATCCTCGTGAATTTCAGAAGACAAGTGATGGAGAAATTGTTACAATGTATTTAACCAGTGTGCAATGGGAACAAATCAAAAGACATTATGACTTAGATTATGTAGAATTTATAGATGGTTATAAATTTCAATCTAAAGTTGGTGTATTTGAGAAACATATCGCGAAATGGTTAGAGGTAAAAATAAAGGCAAGTAATGAAGGCAATGATTCTGCAAAGTCGCTTTCTAAGTTGATGCTTAATAGTCCTTATGGAAAGTTTGGTACTGGGACTGATAAAGTTAATGTAGGAGTGAATTTAGGTAAAGACGGTGAATTACGTTTTGTGACGGAAGATGAAGAAGAAACTAAAAATATGACACCTGAAGAATATAGACAATATGAAATTGAAAATGCAACAAGTCCAGTATATACCGCTTATGCATCTTTTGTTACCGCTCATGCAAGAAATATT